GGAAAGGAATACGGAATATCCAATATATGGAACCCCCCTCCCTGGCCTCCCGCCCCGGGCCTCCCCCCCCGAGGGTCTTGTTATATCTAGATACACCCCCTCTTTAAAAATATCCCATGTCACCAACTATTGGTCTCTTATACTAGGATCTAATTAAGACTAGTAGTAATAAGATTAGTAATAAGACTAAGAGAGTACCCTAGAGGGTACTCTTAGATCCTAGTAGTACTAGGACTAGTATAGTTAATATATATTATATATAGCAAGGACTGTGCCAAGTGAGGAACATGAGGCAGCTTGGCCTGTTTGAGCGGGTAGCTGAGCACCAGGGTCCACGGGGAGCGTGGAGGTGCCTAAACGGCCACAGTGGGTGGGTTTGGCCTGTTCTGGGTGTCCTGGTTGACTAGGTGGGGGCAGTGGTGTATACTTAGCCCAGAGCTAAGAGGTTCACATGCTGACCGAAACGGAACTAGAGACCATACCTGAAGAGATCAGGTCCACTGTTGCGGGTGCTTTGACAATGTTGGAGCAGGCAACCATTGAAATTGGGCAGATTGAGAGGTCTTTGAGCTTTATTAAGCTTCCGAATGGTCCATTGCATGAGAGAATTACGGCTCTTGTCAGTCAGAACGACACATTGAGGAAGGAAATTGCGAGATTGAACAGGGTTTCTGATGCTTTACCTAGCAACGACCCCTCGTTGTTGATCAATGTCTTGGACTTGAGTGGAGAGGATTGACTGTTCTGCCAGAAGTGTAGAGAAACAACATCAAAGAAGGGAAGAAACATGAAATCAATCATGTGGTTTGTGCTTGGAGTGGTGTTTGCTGGGGTTTTAGGCCAGGCGAACGCTGATAATGGAACAATTCGGGCCAAAAGGATTGAATTGTACGACGATAAAGGCAATATCCGGGTCATCCTGGGGCCTGACAGGCTTGCTGACTACGGTTTTGTGGCCTTGATCAGCGAAGACGGGAGTCGGACGGCTCTGTTTACGGATTGGTTCATCCAATGGACCGAAGATGGGAAGGTAATGAAGGAGGTTTCCCGATGATTGATTCTGAAATCAAAACTGAGGCTGAAATCAAAGAAGCCCGGAACCCAGAGAACGTCATGGCTGGTATAGGCATCTTGTTGGATGTTCTTTTGGGTCTTTACGAGCACGCCAAGGAGCGTGGTGTTGATCTTTCGGTGAACTGCGTCTACATCCAACCTGGATACACATCCACCATCAAGGTGGATAACTGTCTTACGACGCTTTTCACCAATCAAGAGGCTATCGTGACAGACCTCAGCCTGTATGAAACCATTGACGTGATGTTCCGTGGTGTTCGTGTAAGACAGGTTGTTTATAAAGAGAGCCAACCATCCCCACCAAAAGAGAGAAGGATTGTTCTCAATGGCTAGTCCAGAGATCATTGAACAAGAGAATGAGATTCTAAGGCGGGTAATCGATAACCCTGGTGTTTGGAATCTATCCAAATTGTCTAGGACAATGGGTGTTCCAACCTCAACCCTGAAGTACAGGGTGCGCCACCTGAGAGCCTCCGGGTACTTCCTGCCGTTCAGCACTCAGTTGACAACCACTGATGATGGACGAGTGGCGTATTTCAGGCGAACTTTGCTTTGAATGTCCTCCCCCCTGGCCCAACCATGCTCCTGCCAAAGTACGGCATAGCGAGGAGTTCCCACCGGTTGGGCTGGGCGGGGACCATTCAGAGTTGATTGGCAGGGTCTTACCTGCTAAGCTGGTTGTGGATGCCTCCCCTTCTGGCGTTCAATCACTTGTTCTCTATGTGTTGATGATGGCGCATCCAGCGACAACCTGGGTGCGCCATTCTCTTTGTGGTAATACATAGATGTTTACTGGAGGGTAATAATGAAGAAGACTAAAGACCCCAAGCGGGTCGCTGCTGGCGTTAAGTCTCGCAGGAAGGGTGCCAACTTCGAGCGCAAAGTAGCCAACCAGTTCGAGAAGTGGTTGGGCATTGGTTGCCGCAGGACGCCCATGAGCGGCGCCTATGGCGAGGAGTGGAACATGGGTGGTGACCTGATGTTCGACCGCCCCATCCCATGGTTCGTCGAACTGAAGCGCCGTGAGGGCTGGCGGCTGGAGTCCTTCTTTGCCAACAATGGTGGCTCTGCGCTGGCGTTCCGGTGGGCCACAAAGGCGAAGGAAGAGGCGTTCGCTTCCGGTAAGGTTCCGCTGGTCATCTTCTCTAAGAATCACACCATCCCATTCATCATGGTCCCAGAGAGGCACATCGTGGGTGACCTGAAGATTGGCGTCTCCTGGTTTGATAGATACATCCTAATAAATGGATGGTTCATTACCAGCTTCGATGAGTTCAGAAAGGTTGTGGATCCAGAACTGGTGGTAGACCTGGAAACAACCGTTCTCGCTGGGAGCAAAAGTGTCTAACTACGAAGTCAACGCAATGGCAGCATTGCGGATTTCGGTTCGCATTCAGCAGATGTTCCTCGCCCAGAAACTGTTTCAGCCGGTCGTAGTTGATATCGACAAGAAGAGGTTTATGTGGGACGGCATTAAGAACTTCCATGTTGAGTCTAATGGAAAGTGGACCCCATTGATTTCCGCTGGAGAACTTCCAGACCAACGGTTGCCAGATCTTGCCGCATTCCTCCACTGCATAGATAGATTCTATGAGGAAGCAAAGAAGAAACGAGATCTAGTTTCAATGATGCTTGAAGAAGGTTCTACAGAAGCAGAAACCTTCTTGTTACAGCACGCAAACCCATATGGAGACGGTGATGAGGCGAACGACGAAGAAGAAGATTCGGACAGATAAGATGCGGGAAGTGTACCGGGTCTTTGAACGGGGGCAGAGGGTGGTGGTTGTCCGAAAGAGTCAGAAACCACAACCGACGCCACGCCCGGTGCTCCCAACAATTAGCAGCTAGTACTTCTTACTGCCGCTCATTGCCGCCGCTGCCGCCGATCCGGCGGGATTCTTCTTTGCCATTGAGTGTGCAATGGCAACAGCCTGCTTTGGCTTCTTGCCTTCGTTGCGTACCAAATGGGCGATCTTCTTCGATATTTGCTGGGACGTTCCACTCATTATTTCATCGAAATATACATGGTGGGCAAGAAATCAAAGGTTCCTTCTTTTGAAACAACCCCCTCAACGCCTTGTCCACGCGGAAGACGGGCAAGCATTTTGGTTCGGCTTCGGGCTCGGTCTGATTCTGTTTCAAACGTCAGTTCGACCGGTCCAGCCTGGGTATGAACAGTCATTCTGAACCCAGAAGGTGGGCGTCCCCGTTTTGCGGGTGCCGCTGCAACGGGCGATGGTGTATTATCTGAAACTATTGTAGAGTCTGCTTTCTTGCGCGGCATGGTTATTACACCCTCATTCTTTGTTTGATGTTAGCAATGTGCTTATTTCGTCATGTAACATATACTTATTATTGTTTCTCGGAATAGACTTGATTCATCATAGAACATGAGGTGCTTATGAGCCAAGACGACCAAACCCCCGCAGCGAAGCTCGTTCTCGATGAACGAATTGGGCTTCAAGACTACCAAGGCATCATTCATCACTTTGAACTTACTTTCCGCGCATACGTCGGAAATGAGATCAGTGGGGAAGATGTGAAGGTTATCAAGGAACTCCTTTCTGCTGTGCGTCAGACCATTTCTGATAAGAAGCGGTATGGAGACAAGGTTCTCAACCCAGAGATGCAGACCAACAATGCGCCAACCGTCTCGGCTCGCGGGCCGTTTGGCATTGCGCTGAATGCAAACGCTTAGCATAAATCATCCAGATTTTTGGAGACCAGAGACCTTTTGTCCCCTGACTAAAATCCGAACCAAGTCAGGGGCACTCAAGCAGTTCCATCTCTGGGATCATCAAAAGATCCTTGCTGCCGCAGTTTGGCGGGCGTACCAGGAAAAGAAATGGCTCGTCCATGTCAAGCCACGGCAGGAAGGTTCTTCTACGTTCTTCACGACCATTGCTACCCAGCACGCCTGTTTTCGTAGTGGTTGCTTTGTTGGCATTCTGGCCCACAAGAAGAGTGCTGCACAGCAGTTGGCGAACATTGCAATTCGAGCGCACAAGCATCTACCAGACCACATCAGGCCAAGGAAAAGCGCAGGGCTAAAGCGGTCTTTAGAACTTCCAGAATTAGACAGTACCATCACAATTGAATCTGTGAAGTCTGATGAACCGTTGCGTGGAAATACGGTTCAGTTTCTACTCGCCACAGAAATCAGTTCCTGGTCAGACACTGCTGGACCGGAAGCGTGGGCGTCTGCCCTTAGTGCTGTGAGTGATGACGGTGGTTTCGTTATCGGAGAGAGCACACCAAAGTACCATGGTGACGAGCTTCATCAGGTATGCATGGATGCAGAATCACCAGATTCAAAGTGGATTAAAGTGTTCATTCCGTGGACGCTTGTTGCTGAATACAGCACGATGCCCCGTCCTGGATGGAACCCCACCAGGCTTGTTCGGGAGTATTGGGATGCTCATCCTGGACTGCTTCCAGAACAGGCGTATTGGCTCCAGACCACAGGACTTCCGAAGTGTCGTAATGATGTGGTGAAGTTCAAGTCTGAGTATCCAATCAATGAGATTGAGTGTTGGATGCTCTCTGGTGATGCCATCTATGATTCAGCAAATCTACTGGAGCGGCTCCAGCAGATTGATGGTGGGACCGGTGTAGCTGTTGAAACAAATGATTACGTTGAGTGGGAAAAGCCAGCAAAGAATATGAGGTACATCATTGCTTGTGATCCGGCGGGTTCATGGGCAAAGAAAGATAAGTTTGGAATTGAGATATTGAATGTTGATACCTGCACCCAGGTTGCGGAGTACCTGGGCCACACGGAGGCGTACCAGATCGCAAAGAAGTTGGTTGCCCTTGGTGAGCGGTACAATATGGCTCGCATCTACGTTGAGGCCAATGGTGTTGGTGAGGCTGTTCTTAGCCACCTGATGGCGATTGGATACAAGAATATATACTTCAGATCGACATCTGGACGTGGTGGTGGTCGTCGCCAACCTGGCTGGTATTGCAACGTAAAGACCAAGGCGCAGGCAGAGGGGTACCTTCAACAGTTGATTCAGGATGGTTCAATTACCCTTCGTTCTGTCAGAGGCATCAGACAGTTGATCAACTATCGGGGCCAATGGAGTAAGCTGAGTCGTGATATTAGTGGTGGTCACTTTGACCTGGCTTCATCTCTAGCAATCGCAGCTTGGGCATGGCGAATAGAATGTGGTGCGGGATACGTGGCACGCAGACGCCCCCCAAATCCAAATGAAGCGTTCAGAAGAATCCTGCGGAAGATTGATGGAATGTCTACATCAAACCAATCATCCAGGTGGGGCGACCACATTTGACCTGAGTATCCAATGAATAGTTTTTCAGACAGTGAATACGGAAAAGATGCCATTGATAATCTAAAGAGGATGATTGGCCTGATTCGTACAACTGAAGAATGGTTTGAGAAGAATCGGTCTGATGAAATCATCCGAAACATGTCGTACTACCGTGGCACGTTTTGGCATGGTGATGGGTCAATTGATCGGGCGGGCTCGACGCAGGGCTATTCCGCTGAACGAAATGAGATCTTTCCAATCGTAGATACCATTGTTTCTTCGCTGGCAATGGACCTTCCACAGGTAGAGGTTCTTAATCAAAGAGAGGCTTCTTTTGGTATTCCTGCCCGTGGAGATGATGAATCTTACGTTGGTCGTCGAATTGCATCCTCATTGAACTGGTTTGCTGCGGAAGATTCCTGGGACTCAATGGTTCAAGAGCTTGTTCTTCATGCAGAGCTTTTTGATGAGGGTGGTGTTGCTAAAATCAGTTGGTCTCCAGCCCTTGGTCGTCCAATCTGTCGGGTCAAAATGCCGTGGGAGGTACACTTTGATTCAAATGCGCGCCGTATTCAGGATGCGTCTTGGGCGTTTGAACGCTTTGTCATTCATTTTGATGACTTGAAGCAGCGGTTTGAGGGGGATGTCTATGACAAGCCTAAGAAATCCATTGCTCCAGATACCTATCCAAGAACAATTATTGATTCTCGTATGCCCTATGAGGATGAGCAACGACTTCGTAGTCAGGGGCTTAAAGAGTATGTGAGCCTGGTTGAGTTCTGGGACTTCAGGAAGAAGAAGGTTTACCATCTTCATCCAGATACTAGACAGATTTTGATGGAAGTGGATTCCCCGTATGGTCGCCCCTATGAGGTGCTGACCTTCCATGATGGAGTGGGAAGGATTCGCGGCATCTCTGATGTGTCTCTGATTGCTTCTACTCAACGAGACATCAATGAACTCGTCAGTGCTCGTCGTGAGATTGTGGGCCGCTTGCCCAGAAGAATGTTGGTAGACAAAGGACTTTTCCGCTCAGAAGAAGAGTGGGAGCGGTTCAAGACCTCTCGTTCATGGGAGCCCACACTTGTTGAGGCGCCACCCGATCTGACCATTGACCAGAGAATCTACGTTACGCCTGAAATGCCGACTACGTTTGACTTCAATCAGCATCTGCTTGCTGATATTGAACATGTCCGCTGGGTTCCTGGAATGGGTGATTACCAGCATGGACAGGTGAAAAACATTCGTACAGCAGCGGAAGCAAACATGGTTCGTTCTTCGATTGAAGGACGATTGAACATTCGGGCTCGTCGCCTTGTTCGGATTGTGACCAACCTGTTCCGTAAGATGTTGGAAACATACCGTTGGGCAATCCGAAATCCAGAGGCATCTGGTGTGGATGTTCAGTATGTTTGGTCACAAACCCAGTCAGATATTAGCCTAGAAACCTACATCAAAGAAGTTCTTGAGGAGTCGCCCAAGTTCAGGCTTCTTCCGTTTTCTCCTCTCATGGAGGATAAGATTGCTCGACGTGAGAACTTCAACATGCTTCTCCAAGCCATGTCTGGTACACCGATGGCTGACCATCTTAATTGGAAAGAGATTGCGAGAGAGATTCAAGACCTCTATGGCTTCCGTCCTTCCATCATTGCGAAAGAGCAACCCACCCCAGAGGCGCCCCCAGAGGGGATGCCTTCGCCAGAAGAGATGGCGGCACTCCAAGCTGAAATGGCAGGCGCAGCACCAGCCGGTGTTCCGCCGCTCATGGCGCTTCCAGGTATGCCTGAAGCTGCGGGTTAGTCTGAACTCTATTGAGGAGACGGTTTAATGTTTTCCAAAGATGAGTATGAGGGAGCTATCAATATTCTAATTGATAGAGGACTTCTGAATATGTCTGAGAAACCCCCAGACGAGGGGTGGCACTCAAAGATTTTGGACATCATAGGTGTTCCACAGGATCACCCCACCAGATATATGGACGGTGATA